TTTTAATAAAGCTACTAATCCTTCTGTTATTACATCATCAATTGCTGTTTCTTCCTCTTTAGCAGCTTTATATGGAGACCCTAATGTTAAACAACTAAACATACCCAACTCAGGGTTTAATAATATAGTATTACCATGGTCTCTTAAAACAGGAGACGAATTTAGATTTGAAGGAGATGAAAGGTTTACTTATATGGTAAAAAAAGCTTATGGACCTAATGAAAGTGGAGATGATAGATTATCTCAAACAGGATCAATTGAAGTTCAATTTGATAAATCATTACCCATAAGTGCAAGTATAGCAAATTTTAATTTAGATCATTTTGCTGTTAGAAGATATGTTGATGATGCTTCAAGTATTATTATAGAAGGATTTAGACCTACTGGTTCAACAGGACCATTTATTTTAACCCCTGAATACTCAGTTGATAAACTAAATAAAAGTATAGATGAATATATTACAATTCTTACTGAAAAGAACTTGCTTTTGTAATATTTATTAGTATATTGCAATAATAATTAAAAAATAAAATGGGATATTTAAATAACCAAGTCATAACAGTTGACGCTATATTAACAAAAAAAGGTAGAGAATTATTAGCAAGAAATGATGGTTCCTTTCAAATTACACAATTTGCTTTATCAGATGATGAAATAGATTATACTTTATATAATCCAACTCATCCTTCTGGTTCTTCATTTTATGGTGAAGCAATTGATAATATGCCTTTACTTGAGGCATTTCCAATTGAAACTCAAATTATGAAATATAAATTAGCTACTTTACCTAGAGGAACAGCTAAATTACCTGTACTTGATTTAGGTTATTCTTCAATTACATTAAAACAAGGAGCATCACTTGCAATTACTCCTCAAACATTAAATTTCTTAGGAAATGCAACAGCATTTGAAACAAGTGGATATACAGCTACTATTTCAGATATTAGATTAATGTCTACATTTACAGGAATTGGAATTGACTCTGATGCTGCTACAACAGCAAATAATAATGTTAATACTACTACTTTAGGAACTAATGTTTCAACTACAGTAATAGGTTCACAATTTAATTTAAGAGCCACTACTGTAAATACTTTATTTGGAACTAACTCTACTTTATCAGCAACTATAGTATTTGTAGGTATAGATAGTGGTGCTAGACTAACGCTCCCAGTAACCATAACAAAAGTTAATTCATAAAAATATTTTAAAATAATGTCATTAAAAAGTTTAGAACCCGAAGATTTTGTAGTAAGTAGTGATTCAATTACTTCTACTTTATGGTCAAATGGGTCCCCTACATTAACTGAATTTCACACCTCTTCAGTCCAATCAGCAGGATCATCAGGTGATTACTATTTATCTGTTTATCAAACATCTTCTGCTTTGGCTACGGCTCAAACACAATTTGAAATTGCATATGCTGATTCTAAAGGGAGTGGAAGTATACTTTATAACCCCTCAGTAGCTTCAAAATCCCCTTCATTATCAACTTTTGGTCAATATAGATCAATGATATTAGAAGATGAAAATGCTAATTTTATTTTTGGATCTAGTACTAATGTTCATACAGCAGAAAATTTTTGGGTAATTAATTTTGATAGAGCAAGATATAAAGAACAACTTTTTGCAGGTTCATTACAATTATGTATTTCTTCTTCTAGTGGTAGATTACAATTAACAGATGACTCAAAAGATAATCCTGTAAATAGATTTTTAGGATCTTCAAAATTTTACCAATTAATTTCAGGATCAAATGGTACAGCAGGTAGTTTAGCAAATAGTGGATACGTAGCAGGATCTGGATCTTATGGTTTAGTATTCCCTGAATTAGGAACAATTTTACTAAACCCACAAGCAATTTCTCAATCTATTCATATAGATGCTACAAGAACTTCTACTGCTACTTTAACTAATAATTCAACTTTATATAATGCATTAGTATTAGGTAAAGAATTTAAAATAAATTCTCAAGAAACTATTACTTCTGACTATGTATTTGTTAGAGCAAGAAATAGTGAATTTAACTACTCAGAAAATCCTTCATTTATATCAGGTTCAACAGGTGAAGTAATATATAATGAATTTATTAACCATCCCCAAGTATATGCTACTACTGTAGGAATGTATAATAATAGTAATGAGTTAATAGCTGTAGCTAAATTAAGTAAACCCTTATTAAAAGACTTTACAAAAGAAGCTCTTGTTAGAGTAAAATTAGATTTTTAAGATGAATGAGTGTCTACAAGCCATTTACAACCTCAGATATAATTGTTACTCCATTTGAAGTAAATAAATCTTTTTCTTTTAAAGGAAATGAACTGACGGGATCTAATGTTTCAATAGATAGATATATAGGTCAAAATCTTACTTCTTCATTATTTGTTTCTGGGTCAAACCCAACAGGGTATATTACAATTCAAGATAAAAAATTATTATATGATTCTATTAAAGAATTATATTATTCAAATTATATAAATGGAAAAAATGGTTCTCTTGTAAACACTGCTTCATTTAATAATGATGGAACAATAACAGGCCCAGCTTATACTCCTAATTATTATAATTATTTATCAACAACTTTACAACCTAATAGATATTTCCCAACAGGCTCTTCAGAAATTATAGGGATAATATCAATTCCATCTAATCTATATGGTGAACATCTTAAACTTAATTCTGTTACTTTACAAAGTAGAGATTTTAGAATTAAAGATGATGGATTAGGTAATATGCTCTCTGGTTCTGAAAAAGTAGGAGATATAATATACGAACATGGAATTATTATTTTAACAAACGATGGTATTCCACCTCTTCCTGGTAATAATAATGGATATGGATTTGTAACTTATGGTACAGCTATATATGGTGCTAATGATACTACTTTTATTAATAGTTTTGTTTCATCATCAAATATTACTTGTTCTTTTGAAAGTACTACTACTATATATGAATCACAATATAAATGTACTTTATTACAAAATGAATTTAATTTTTCACAAAACCCCACAATTATATCAGGTAGTTCTTTAGATAGTACTCTATACGATTTTGCTACAGGTTCATATTTTACCCCATATGTAACCACAGTAGGAATGTATAATAATGCTAAACAATTAATTGCTGTTGGGAAACTAGCTCAACCCCTCCCAATATCACAAGTTACAGATACTTCTATTCTTGTTAACTTAGACTTATAAAATCATGAACTGGACATATAAAAAAGAAATAATTGAGAACATTTCTCAATTTCCTGAAAATACCTATGGGTTTGTTTATAAAATTAATCATTTACCCTCTAAAAAATCTTATATTGGTAAAAAAATTCTTTACCACCAAAGAAAAGTAAAATTAGGTAAAAAAGAATTAGCTCAATATGAAGGAGTTGTTGGTAGAAGACCTGCTTATAAATTAGCAATTAAAGAATCTAATTGGAAAGATTATTGGGGATCTAGTAAATCATTATTAAAAGTTTTAAAGGACGAACCAAAAAGTAATTTTACTAAAGATATTATAATACTAGCACCAACAAAAAAATTATTAACTTATTATGAAACACAAGCTTTATTTCTATATAGAGTATTAGAAGAACCTGAAATGTATTTCAATGATAATATTTTAGGTAAGTTTTTTAGAAGAGACTTTGATGTCTAAGTTTTTTTTCATACATTGTTTAATATGGTAAATGAACTACTAGTTAATCTAGTAAACAAGGTTTTAGGTAAAGGAAAACGTACTGCAAGAGGTAATCAAGCTTATACTTGTCCTTTTTGTCATCACCACAAACCTAAGCTAGAAATTAATTTTACTGAAAGTAAAAAAGGGATTAATCTTTGGCAGTGTTGGGTATGTGGTAAGAAAGGAAAAACTATAAGAAGTTTATTTAAACAATTAAAAGTATCTTCTGAATTTTTTCAAGAATTAGGAAAATTAGTAAAAAATATTACTAATGAAAATAATATTCCTATTAAAATTCAATCTTTAGAACTACCAAAAGAATTTAAATCTTTTTTAAATAATAAGGATATTATAGCAAAACATGCTTTATCTTACCTAAGAAAAAGAAATATTACTAAACAAGATATTTTAAAATATAATATAGGATACTGTGATTACGGTAGGTATTCTAAAATGGTTATTATACCATCATATGATAGTAATGGTAAATTAAATTATTTTACCGCAAGATCATTTGAAAAAGATCCTTATATTAAATACCATAATCCTGAT